TATTAGAGCATTACAGAGGCGGTTGTCCTGTACCTCGAGCTCCGTTCTTGTACAACGGCAGTTCGCATATAACATACTAGCGTAGTATGCAAACCTGCTATATCGCTATAGCGTCTTTTTAGCCTGGTTATCCTGTTCAAACAATCAAATAGCGGCAATTGGCTATCGTCATCCCGAGGGGTAGTGATTGAGTGCTCGCTGTAGCGACGAGGCTTCCGTTCCCTGTGTATTTCTACCAGGTGTTGGGCACACGATATTAGCTTGTGCTTGCTATAGACTACTTAAATCTTGTTTTTAATGTGGGAGCCATGGACACGAACGCTGATCTGTCCGTTATAATAATCATCTGATTCTAAGACTTGGTGTCTGAATTGTTCTCGTGCTTCTATGTATGAGCATTGTGCTTTTGATGTGCAGTAGTACAGTATTTCTCTTGTAAATTTTTCTGGGCCTAGTGTTTGTATGTCTTTTTTGAGTTCGTCGTTTGAGCCATAATACGTTTGCCAATCTGAGTCAATTTTGCTTCTGATCTTCTTTTTCTTTTTGGTGCCGTTTTTGAGTTTTACTGTTCGTACTGTAGTTTTTGAAAATTTGGCTAGTTTTTTTCCTATGTATTTGCGCCCAGATACAGTATTTGTTATCAAATACACAAATCCCACACAATCTTCAGGAAGTAATTCCACTTGAGTGGATTCGAATAGCCATGACATACAGCATTAGTTATCTCTTTGCGTGTTAATTTTAAATTTTTTTGTTTGTAATTCGTTTGGGTTGTTCGAACATTGGAACATCTTGCATACAGTGGGCTCTGACAATAAAGAAAAAGATTCATCGTCGAGCGATCCTAAGTAATTGTTCCTGGATTCGCAGGTGTACACATCACCATTTGCATACACATAAAGACTTGAAAATCCTGCTTCACAAGACCAGTCCTTCCAGCGATGGAGCTGTTTTTGAAACAGTTCTTTGGATGAAATTGTAGATTCAGTTTGGTCGTCAAACTGTATTTTGCAATTGTGTCTGTTATGATGTTGTAGTGGTAGCATCTGATTTGATTTTAAAAATTGGATAATCTCTAGTCTTCATTGACATATCAATGTTGTAAATGGCATAGTCAATTCTGAATTTTTGACATGTATTGACAAATCTTTCTATATGTTCAGTAGCCCAGGGTTCATTCATTATGTTGATTTCAAATAATTTCTTATTGTATACCGCATATTTTGCACAGGCTTTTGCAGTATCAAAAAATTTATCTTCATCTATGTGTTCGGTATGAGTACTAAAAACTAACCCAGATATGTATTTGAACAAATTTAAATAATAATTTTTGCTGGCACTTCCGTTAGTGGATACTCCTATGTAGGCAACTTGATTTGAATATTCCTGCATTAGCCATTCCACAAACGGAATTAAATTTTTGTTTACAGTGGGCTCACCACCGGCAATTTGAATATTATACTTTTTGTTTCTGTGTTTGGTTTTTTCATACAATACAATCCAACGCTGCTGTAGTTCACTCAACGAAACTATAGCTGAGTCTGAATCGTGGAGCTCGGTACTGCAATACATGCAATCGTAATTGCACCGTGTTTGTATAGTCCACGTAATGTGAAAATAATCTCTTAGCGGATCTACACTGACAATGTCACTTATCATGATCAAAATTACAATAAAAAGTTATTTCTTCTATACAAGTATTATGGTCTAACGTTTTAGCATATTTTATAAAATTAGACACTTCTTGCAAGTTAATACCGTTTCCGGTCCACGATGGGCGGCTACGACTAAGTTCTGTATCTAATCGATCCAGTGTGATCAATGTAGTCTTAAAGGGTACACGATTTGATCTAAACGAGGCAGTGCATTGTTTGCTTGCATGTGCCAATGCCGCTTTTGCTACACGATATGTTTCAAAACTAGGTTCACGTGCAACGATGTTCTTTTCACCCACGCTACCAATATTATAAATGTGTCCTGATTTGTTATTCTTGCTCCACAAATCATATACAGCTTCTAGCACATGCACTTGCCCAAAGTTTGCCCATTCTTCTTGCGGAGGTCCGTCGAATGCGTTGTTGACAAACACATCGTAATCTAAACTCATGTTGGCAATAGCCGCATAATCCTTGACAATATCAAGACCATTGGCGCGACTGATACTGGTACCATCAAACGTTTCTGCCAAATGTTTGCCCAGTCCTTTGCTACCACCTGTAATTAAAACCTTCATCGAATGGATCCTCCTTGATCCCAAACTTTAGTAAACTTATCTCCGCATGTCATAGCACATTCCATAATTTTATCTGAGCCTGTCCACCTATCAATCAAAGTACTCCAAAAGTTAGATTTAAAAACATTTTGCAGACTATTATTGTTAACATTTAATTCTTCTGCAAACTGTCCAACAAATTCTTGCACTTGATTTTTTCCATCAATGAAACTTGCAGCATTGGCTTCTGGCATGTGCCCAGGTTTAAAAAATCTAGCATCGTACAGGTTATGTTCAAAAAAATTACATGGCAACACCAATCCCTCTGCTGTAATAACAACCTTGTTTCCTAGTAGTGCATCGCACTTGATTGGTGTTTGTTCTAGATAAGATCTAAAACTGCCGTGTATCTTTTTTATAACTTCTACTTTTTGTACACTAGGATTACGCCATTCTTTGTTAACAGGTTCTTCTAACAAATACTCTGCATTTTTATTCTTATCAAACACTGGCCAATTTGGGTATGCTTGTTCTTTTTTGTGATTGTAAAATCTTCCAGTTTTTCTTGGCAAAAAATTATAGAATCCGTATTCTTGACTTAGTGTTCTAGCCTGTTCAACTTGATGCTCATTGTGCTTAAAAACAATGAAGTTCCACTGCGCTTTACCACCTGCACGAACAAATGCTCTGGCATTACGCATAGCAACAGCATATTTTACATTACGCCGATACAAATGTAAAGTATCTTCTAGTCCATCGAGGCCAAAATCAATTTGCCCGTACCCGTTCATAATGGTAGCAATTTCCGCCCAGTACTTTTCGTCATGTATTCCGCCATTGGTATGGATGTATAACCATAACGTTGGATTTTTTCTTCTGAAATCTTGGAGAATGTCCAGGAACTCCGGGTGCATGATAGGATCGCCGTAGCTGCCGCAGAAAAATATTTGTTTTAGTTGTTTGCAATGCTCAACACCAAATGCGGCATCTATTACTTCTCTATCTAAATGTATCAACGGCATATACGGATTTACACCGGAACCTTGTATGTTTCTGGGACATTGAGGGCAAGCAGCATTACAATATGTTGTAATTTCTAATTGATATTCAGCTATAGTATTAAAATTGAACATTTAATTATTTGATCACATGTTGTGCAATAACCATCAGGCTCAACCATACCCACATAGTATTGAAGCCTACTAGAGTAGGTAACAGTTTTTTGTTTGACGCCCAAATTAATGTTATGCTAGTAAATAAAGTAAAAAAATACAGCCACCACAATTGAATACCAAAAATCAATCCTGGTATGATAATCACTGCTTTAGCTAACCAGCTGGTAAACTCTACAATATTGTAATTGGTCCAATATTCTCGAGTAAACCACATTTTGTAACAATCTTTGATTTTTGTCCAGCCAGTAAAAGTATAAGTTACTGCTATAAGAATGGCCCACACTGCTATTGCTGCTAAAATTTGTTGCGACGTCATTGCTTGTTCTCCTATAATATTGATTTAATTTTGATGTTTGATATCTTGCCAATCTAGTTCCGGAGCATTTTTAAAATATTCTTTAACGGTTTCCAGTGTGCGTTCGCTTGAATGCCACTCAGGCGACGTAGGTGGCAAAGTATTTTTTCTTTTATAGATTAACCAGTCAATTGGAGGATTAACAAAATTCAATCTCCAGGTGCCGTTGTGTCCTAGATACAAGTTAGGTCTAATACTATATGGTAATTCTATTCCTGCTTCCCCCACGGTAGCAACATAATCAGGATGATATACAGGAAAAAATTCACCTTCACGAAGTTCATCATCGAACAGTTTTATGTTATCAAATTCTACACCCACAATCTCTATATGTCGATCAATGACAACATTTCCGTGTTCGTCGTATTCGTGATGACAATGCTGCTTGCCATAGTGTATGATTCGTAACTCGTGGTCACCAGGTGCAATAGACAAGTCTAGGTCAATTTCGTCAGGACACGGTCCGTCAAAACTACTCATTTGTTCGTCTACTAGAATTCTTACAGTTGGGTCACCCAGTCGGCGCTCAACTTTAAATTTTAATTTTATGTTCATGGTAACTGCCGTTTACAATTTCTTTGTATTTGTTCATAAGCCAAAGCAATTGACTATCACCTCGCCATAATGGGTATCCTAATTTTACCGCAAATTCTTGAGCTTCAATCCTACGTAAAATTCTTTCTTTGTAAGTTAACGTGGGATTTTTTGGATTTATCCAAAAAACGTCTTTTGGTTTTTCATTTTTAGTTGTACCTATTAGATCTAATTGCTCTGGGTGATAAAATATAGGAGCACCTTCTTCAATAACAAATGTCTGACCAAAATTAATACCGCCTACATGTCCGTTGGCCACATGCACTTGATATCGTTTTAATAAATCTAAGGTCTCTTCAAAATCCTTACGAGTTTCTGTAGGATACCCCACCATCATTAACATGTATAATTTTATTCCATGTTTGACAAACTCGTTCATGTTATAATCTAAGTCTTCGTTGGTGTAACCTTTGTTCATTGCAGTACGAACTGAGTCTGAGCCAGTTTCGACTCCTACGACCATTATGTTTGCTCCGGCCCTTCCCATGAGCTCAATATGCTCTTTTTTCCAACCTTGATGCGGCCCACGTATAATAAAATGACCAGAATAATTAATTGATCTATCAGGCCAACCGCGTTCTTGATAGTAATTTAAAAGCAACTTGTTAAACGTGTTAAATTCTTTTATGTTACCATTCATTAACGCATCTACAAAATAAAAGTTTCTACAATTGTACTTTTCGATATATTTTTTAATTTCTTCAAACAACTGTTTTCCTGTTTTACTACGAAATCCACCGGCACTGGTGACCCAGTCACAAAAGTTACATTCTCTTACGCAGCCTCTACTAATTTCAATTGGTATAACACCGTTTGGATCTCCACTATGATAGTCATTGATTTT